ATGAATTGTTGGCATTGTAACATGGAATTAATATGGGGTGGAGACCACGACATAGAAGAAGAAAACGAAGACTATAGCATGGTTACTAATTTAAGTTGTCCTAAATGCGGTAGCTATGTAGAAGTATATTTACCAAAGGAAAAATAATTATGAGCTTACTTAATACAAGAGAATACTATAAACCATTTGATGACCCGTGGATGTTTGACTATTATGTCCTACAAAATCAAATGCATTGGATGCCAGAGTCTGTACCGTTACACACAGATGTAAAGGACTGGCAAGAACTAACAGACAAAGAAAAGAATTTACTTACACAAATATTTAGATTGTTTACTCAGTCAGATGTTGATGTAGGTTCTGGATATGTAGATAGATATATGCGTATCTTTAAAAAGCCAGAAGCAAGAATGATGATGGGTTCGTTTGCAAACATGGAATCAATTCATCAACATGCTTATAGTTTATTACTTGATACAGTTGGTATGCCTGAGATAGAGTACAAAGCTTTTGCTGAGTACGAAGAAATGTCAGACAAGCATGAGTATATAAGTGATATTAAAACAACATTAAAAGATAAGAAAAGTATTGCAAAAACTTTAGCAGTTTACTCAGCTTTTACAGAAGGTTTACAACTCTTTAGTAGCTTTGCAATCTTGTTAAACTTCCCACGCTTTGGTAAGATGAAAGGTATGGGACAGATAGTTACTTATTCTATACGTGATGAATCTTTACACGTAGAAGCTATGACAAAATTATTTAGAGAGTTTATAAAAGAGAACATAGAAATCTGGACAGATGATTTCAAAAAAGAACTCTATGATATTTGCAGACAAATGGTTGAGCTTGAAGATAAGTTCTTAGATTTAGTATTTGAAATGGGAGACATTCAAGGCTTAACTAAAAAAGATATGTATGCTTATAATAGATATATAGCAGATAGAAGACTACTACAATTAGGATTAAAAACTAATTACGACCAAAGAGAAAATCCACTTGGTTGGATTGATGAGGTCACAGGTGTTGAACACCAAAACTTTTTTGAAGGCAGAGCAACTACCTATATGAAAGCCGGACTTAGAGGTAGACAAGATAATGTTGTATTTAAAACTATAGGAGATTCCAATGATTAATAAAAGTGAAGCAAACTTAGTCAGCTTCAAAATACTTTTAACAAGAGATAATAAAATTGTAACAGAGTTTAGTATGTTACCAGAAGATATGGTTGATGAAGTATTCCCTCCAGAAGATAGACCATTGATGAAAACAATTATCAGAAACGGTAAAGCTAAACTAGAAAACTTACACGGTTACTTTCAAAGAGAACTTAACGCTTTGGAATAGTATAAATCTTTATGGGTTTCTCTTTACCCTTTACATAAATTGGCTTAAGAGTTGCATAGTTACCTGTGTAACTCTTAATTGTTTCATGACCTATGACTATATCTTCGCCAACTTCTTTTGTAGAACTTTCTAACCTAGCAGCTAAGTTAACTGCATCCCCTATTGCTGAGTAATCAAATCGTGAATCACTTCCCATATTACCTACAACTGCTTCTCCTGTATTTACCCCTATACCTATCTCTATTCCTAAATCGGCTTCAGCCATATCTTGGTGGATTTGTACAGCTGCTGCAATTGCTTTATTCTCATGTTCGTCTAGGTCTAATGGTGCATTAAAGATAGCCATCATTGCATCACCAATATATTTATCTACCATACCGTTATACTTTTTAACTGCATTAGCTTGAATCGTTAAAGCTTTATTCATAATCTCTGTAACTTTTTCAGGTGGCAACTTCTCTGATAGACTTGTAAATCCTCTAACATCTGTAAATAAAAACGTACATCTTCGTCTATCTCCGCCTAACTTCAGAAGCTCCGGATTATCTTGTAGCTGTTTGACTTGTCTTGGGTCAAGATAATGTTCGAACTGTTGCTTGATTTGTTGTCTAAGTTTGTATTGCTTTCTAAAGTTTAGATAAAAACTTTGAGTAGCAATAAGTGTCATACTTATCATACTCCATGTGAAATCTATAAGAGTATGACGGTTTATAAAGTCATACTGTAAATATGCCATTAGAGCTATCAAACTTAGAAATGATACTAGACCCTTAGTGATGTTAAGATAATTGATTACAAGAGCTGTCAGTAAGCCTGAGACTAATAATATACATAGCTCAACAAACAATCTATAACCTGGTATTTTTGGAGTCTCTAATAAAATACTTTCTGCTAATGCTCCTTGTATTTTATGTGGCTCTAATAATCCTACCGGTGTAGCAACTTGATTGCTTATACCTTTAGCTGTAAAGCCAACAAACACAAAAGTATTTTGTACATCTAATTCTTCTAGGGTTGTTTGTTTAGTATCAACCCAACTTACCCACTTCCTACCGAGACTATCTGTAGCAATGGGAGGTAGCCCACGAACTCTTATCTGTTCAACTCCATTTTCATTAGTTTTTATTTGATAAGTACGACCACCTCCTAGTATTTTTAAGACTTGAGTTCCAAATGAAGCTACCCACCCATCTGGAGTTTGTTGTAATAAGGGAATTTGTCTGACAAGATTATCAACGTCAACAGGTACAGAGATAGTACCTTGAGTAGCTGACTGTTTGAGTATGTCAATATTTTCTAAGAAACCTTGTGCTTGTGGAATAACAACATCTGGACCAACTATTACAGTCCCGTGTGTCTCAGGATAATTATTATTATCTACCTCTGGCATAGCTATAACACTTGCAGAGCTTTGTAAAGCTTGAGCAAATGCTTCGTCTCCACCTAACCTATCTTCATGTGGAAACAACATAACCCAACCTACACCATAAGCTCCTGCATCTATAATCTGATTATGAATATCTGCCAAGGTTTGACGTGGCAGTGGATAACCACCAAAGCTATCTATATCTTCTTCAGTGATATTTAAAATTGTGAAATGTCCTGTCGGACTTTGCTCCGGAATCAGAGCATCAAAAGTTTTGAGTCTTAATACTTCAAGTGGTGTCCAGTTAAACAACAAAGGAATTGTTAGGAGTGTTAAAAGAATACTAGACCACTTCATTAGTTTTGAGACATAATATAAAAATTATTTACAAGTACTAAAGTTCCTAGTACATTTGTAAATGTTATAAACTCTTCTTTATTTAATAAATCTATTTTATAATAGTAATAATTTATTCCAGCTTTATATAAAATTAAAGATTCTAAACTAGGAGTTTCTGTTCCTATAATAGTTTTTACAATTGGATTAGCTTCAACCGCATAGCCATCTTTAATAGCTTTATGAGTTGTATATACATCTAACGTATTCCAAACTATATAATAAATATACTTTTTATTTTCTTTAAATTTAAACTCTATTCTTTCTGGTTCAAAATTATAAACTTCTTTAACAGGTTTATTTATATACGGAACTTTAGTTATCTTCCAATATAAATCATCATCACTTCGATTGTCTGATAGTGATGGTAGAGTTAGAACCACCGTTAAGAATAATATTAACTGCTTTACCATTTTGTATTAACAATATATTATACGATTCTGTATTGTCTAAATCGAGGCGAATTGTACTATCCACTTGTCGTAGAAAAGTTACTAGCCCTCCAGTTATAAAAGTATTTATTTGTGTAGTATCATCGTATCCAATACTTGTACCTTTTATATCTGTCTCTCCTATGTTACTAAGCTGGTCAGTTTCCAGCTCATCTATTTGTTCTATTATATCTAATAAATCTTCTAAAAAGTTTACATCAAGATAGTTGATATCTAACTCTGTAAATTCTAAATTATCTTCTGCTAAATAATCTATATCTAAATCAGAGAACTCAAGGTAATCAACATCAAGGATACTAGAAACATTACTTCCATCTTGTCCTTCATTTTTTATTTTTTCTGGTGGTTCGTTAACTATTAACATGTTATCTATGACATCTAAAGTTAAGTCAAGGATAACAGGTTCCGTTGGTGCAGTCTCAAACATTGAAACTGTAGTAGCTTGATAA